CAGGGAAAGATGACTCTTCAGGAGGAGTTGGACGACGCAATCGCTCTTGCCCGACAAATGGTCACGGAGGGCGAGATGTCGCGTGAGGAGTATCTCGACCTCACTGGCGAGGAGCCGCCCGAGACCACGTAAAGCCGTGTCGCGGCTGTCGCCTTGGTAGCAGTGGTCGAGCTTCATGCGGCCTCGCCTTGCTGACCCACGCTCAGCGCGATCGCTACCGGCCGAACCCACACTGGCGTCGAAGTGCAATGTCATGCTGCTTCTCCAAACAGACCGCGCTGTATCGGCGCGGCGACCCGCTCCCAGAAGGTCAGCGACTGTCGCGACTCGATCCGTTCGCGCATGACGGCCGCGCGTGATTCCTTGCTGGCCGGCGTGTAGGTGCCGCGCCATGCGCTGTCGATGCCCACGTTCTGCGCGATGTTCGTGCTATCAGCGCTGGCGAATGGGAAGCGACTGAAGACTTCCGGATCCAGCATCCGCAGGCCGTGCAGTTTGCAGACTGGCCGGCCGTCACGGTCACAGACGACATCCATTGCCTTGGCCATGCGGGTCCACCAGCGCGGCGTCCCGATCTGCGCGAAGTCGCCCGAGCCGCCGAGGCAGATGCGCGTCCATGTCAGCGCAAGCCTTTCCAGCCTCTCCAGGCTTTCGTGCAGATGCCAGACCGGAGCTCCCAACCACGACGCGCGCTCTCGCCACGGCCATTCAGATACCAGGGCGTCGTTCGCCGCTTCGTCGCCATCGATCACATCAGGAATTACAGCAAAGTCGAAGGCGGGATAGCGGTGCAACTCAGCCACCCAGTTGTAGTATTCGTTCCAGTCGTTCACCGGCGTGCCAGAGCGCCAAGCGCTGAAGGCGCCGTTGTCGACAGCGAAGGACTGGGCAACATCCAGCACGATACCCAGTTGCTCTGGGTAGCGGAAGGACACAAATGCGTGGCCAGAGAAGACTGCCTTGGCAGCTGCCGTTGTCGGCGTGATGGGCATGCCGTGGTAGTGGATCATGCTAGGATGCCTCGCACTCGACTAACGACGGGGGGGACATGAAAGGCTGGCGTTTTGTCCGCAATCTGCTCGCTTGCATCGCCGCAGTACTTCTTATTTCGTTCATCGGTGCAACGACGGCTGGCACCCGGTGCTACGATCCCGGACTTATGGCAAGTTGGCTGCAGGCGATCGGGTCGATCGCCGCTATTCTTGGTGCCGTATGGATAGGAGAGCGCCAGTTGAGTGCAGCACGGGCTCATGCCGATATGCAAGACTCGATCCAAATGGAACGGAAATGGCAAGGTGCGCTGGCCATTGTTTCTGCTGTCGAGGAGACCGCGAATCGTGTGGCCGTAGATCTCAATTTCGATGAGCCAACGACATATGACCCGGAGTGGTTCTTTGCTGAACAGTTCCGGGATATCGACTATCACGACCTCGACCGTGCATTGGAAGTCATTCCTTTGCACGACCTGCCTTACGCTATGGCAGCACAGCGCTTCATTTCTCTGAGGCGAAACTTCAAGCGTCTCTGGCAAAAGCTGCAGGGCGTGCTTGATGACAAGGCAAGTGCTCCTGGTATTGACCCCAGCTTCAAGGCTGCCTTCTTCGCCGACGAGTACGTAGCGGCATTGGAGATCGCCGAGAACATACGATCGGACGCCGAGGGAATTAGGCAGCGATTCAAAGAAGCGAATCGGAGTTAGTTCACAGGTCATAGCCGTTCCCCGGTCTTGAGTTTTTCTTCCATCTCGGCCATCCACTTCGCTTGGCGGTGCGCTGCGTAGACGCTGGCGGCGATGTAGGCGATCGCGGCCACGACGGTGATGGCCAGTGCAGTGGTTGTCGACATCAGTGCTTCCCGCGCGTGGCTTCGATCTGCTCGTCGACCCACTGCTGCACCTCTTCCTCGACCCAGCCGCTCGCGCGGCCGAGCTTGATCGGGGAGGGGAACGTGTGGTCCTTGATGCGGCCGTAGATGGCCGTCTTGCCTAGGCCTACGCGCTCGCAGACCTCGGGCAGCCGGATGATCCGGCGTTGCGGCTGGGTGTTCATGCGAAGTGCTTCCCGTGGAGTTCGTCGAGCTTTTCGACTTGGTCGCCGGTGAGCTTCGTCACCTGGCCGGCATGCATGCGCGCGGCCAGCGAGCGAACGAAACCCTGTTCCCATGCGGTCAGGTCTTTCGTGCCCAGCAGGCCTTCCAGGCGCTGGATCATCTTGGTGGTGCTGACCATCACGCGGCCTCCCGCACAGTCCCGACCTCGTGGTCCTCAATCCAAAAGGCCGTGATGCCGTCAGGCAGGCCAGCCGGCGGCGCCTTGAGGCTCATGAACACCAGGGCGGTGTCGATCGCGCCATCGACGGCCAGGTCATCGAGCCACCAGAACAGGCGGTCGCGCTCGGCGCCGATCAGCACGTCAGCGCGGTCCAGCACCAGCAGGCGCAGCCCGGTCAGATGGGTGATAGCCTCGGCGATCATCGCGTCGGCGCGCCACTTCTCCGATTCGGACAGCAGGGCGTACGTGCGACCCGGGCCGGCCGTGATGGTCATGTCCGCCTCGAAGCCCACGCGGAACCATTCGGTCATGTTGGCCGTGGCTGCCAGGCGGTCGTTGATCGGGTCCAGGGCTTCGGCCAGCAGTTCGGCAGGGATGCCGCTCGGGCCCAGGGCTTCGGCCAGGGCGTCCCACGCCACCACGTCGGCGTGGTGCTGTGCGGCCTTCGCGGTCTGCTCTGCTGCCTGTGCGGCGGCACGCTGCGAAGCGCGCGCGGCTTCGAGCTGCTGGCCGGTGGCCGTGATGGCTTCCTGCAGCTTGGCCAGTTGGCCCTCGATCGTCTTGCGCAGCTCGGCATCCTCGTCACCAGCATCGGCAGCGGCGTCCTTGCGCAGCAGGTCGAGCTGCGTGGCGGCGGCCTTCGCCCCGTCACGCTCGGCGATGCGGCTCTTCAGCGCGTTTTCCAGCACGGTCAGGCTGCGCTCGTACTCGGGCAGGCGGCCGGCGGCTTCCGGGTCCGCCTGTGTCGGCTCGCGCAGCGCCAGCTGGCCGGCCAAGTACTGCAACAGCACGCCGCACTCGGGACACGTGCACGGCATGCCGACAGCCTTTCCGCCGGCCGCCGCGCGCAGGGCCTCGACCTTGGGCAGAAAATCGTCACGCTCGGCCTGCGCACGGTCTACGGATTCCTGGGCCTTGGCCAGACCAGCAGCCTTGTCCGCCAGTTCACGCATCTTCGACTCGCGGCTGGCGCGCTGGCGCGCGGCGGCGTCCATCTCGCCGAGCTGGCGCTGCATGTCGCCGGCTTCAGTCGACGCCTCGGCGATGTCGGCCTGCAGCTCGACGATCATGGCGTTCACATCTTCCGGCGCGGGCGCGCCGGCGGGCACCGCGGCTATCCACTCGCCAGCCTTCACCGAGCCGTATGTCTCGCCGGTGATGGCGCGCCAAGCGCCCTTGGCGGCCGTGGCCTTGGTCTGGGCTTCCTTGGCAGCGGCATCGAAGCCGGCGCGCACCAGCGGCAGCACCGCCTCGATCTTCTTGGGCTGGCAGTCGCGTGCCACCAGGCGCTCCCGCACCAGGTCGGTACCGAGCTTCAGCCCCATCAGGTCGAACAGGAACGAGCGGCGTTCTTTGGCGTCGAGGCTGGCGAAACGCTGGGCGTCGAGCACGTAGGGGAGGCGCGGGTCGGTCTGCAGGCCGGCGGTCAGCTTGCCCGACGGCAGGGCGACGCTGTTGGCCTGCGGGCCGGCGGAAACGACGACCGTACCTGTTTCTGCGCCGTCGTGCAGCAGCTGACCGTATTCCTTCTTCAGGCTGACGCGGACGCTTTCGCCGGTCAGCGCCAGGCGGACGGCTTCCTGCAGGCTGGACTTGCCGGCGCCGTTCGGGCCGCAGATCAGCGACACCGGCGTGGCGGGGATGATGTCGGCCGCCCGAAGGCCGAGGAAGTTGCGGGCGTGGATAGCGGTGATCTGCATGGCTGCTTACCCTTCGTGGTCTTCGGTGCTCGTCAGGACCTTGCGCTGACCGTCTGCGTCAGCCGCGCTGATGACGCCCTTGGCTTCCAGGCGCTCGACCAGGCGGGCCGCGCGGTTGTAGCCGATGGTGAAATGGCGCTGGATCTGGGTAATCGACACACGCTGCTTCTCGATGACGAAGTTTTCGACGTCGGTGTACAGCGGGTCCTCGTCGGGGTGTTCGTCGTGCCAGTTCTTCCAGCCCTTCACCCACTCGATGCAAAGGGGGCCAGCCATCACGGGGCAGTCGCTCTCGGGCTTGCCTTCTGCAGCAGCATCGCGGCCGGCCTGATAGGCGGCGTCCAGCTCTTCCTGCAGCGGCTGCTGCTCGATCGCACGCACTTCCTTGAATTCGGCGTCGACCACGTTATCGTCCGCCGGCGCATTGGCATCGGGCATGCCATCACCGTCGCCGTCGGTGTACTCGCTGCCCATCCTGAACGAGCGCTGATCGGACTCACCACGCACTTCATCCATGCCGCCGGTGTATTGGCCGTCGCCACCGCTCAGCACGAGCAGCACGGCTTGGCCCTGTGCCTCGGCCAGCTCGTGCAGAGCCGATACCGACTTGCCGATCTTGATTAGCGCCTGGGCGCCGTCCTTGATGGTGATCTTGTCCAGATCGCCCTGGACCACGGTGCGGCCGTTGGCAGCGATCAGGTGAACGGCCATCTTCACGGATGCGTCCACACGGTTCCGCAGGCGATCGATGATGTCGTTCTGCCTCTTCTCGGACAGCTTCACCCACGTGTCGGGCATCATCTTCATTTCCAGCACCAAGGCGGACAGCAGGTCCTTGCCGAGGGTGTTGGCGGTCATGTTCATCGTGGCTTTCATTTCGGGCGATTGGCTCATTTCGGTGTCCTGGTGTGCGTGTCTGCGTTCGGGCTGCGCCTCAGCGTTCGGCGGCGCGGCACTGTTCTTCCTCCCGCGCTACAGCCGTCCGCGCGGGCAGTCCTCCCTCACGGGTATTTCAGTCGGCGTTGATCGGGGCGCGCTGGCGGCGGGCTGCTTGCTGGGCCGGTGCCGCGTCTTCGGCGGGCTTCGTCAAGTCACGCATGCGTTGCGACGCGAGCTGGTGCAGCGTGGCCTGGTCCTTTTCGTCAGGCACCTGCTTGATCAGGCTGCGCGCGAAGTCCAGGTCTTCGGCGTTCTCGGCCTGCTGCAGCTCGTGCTTGACGTCCTTGAACGTGAGCGTCGGACCATCTACAGCCGTCGGGGTACTCTGGTCGTCACGTGACTGAACTTCGTCGTTCTGCTGCGCGTCCACGGTGGCCTCGGCCGCCGTTGGGGTCGCCTTGGGTTCGACGACATCGGCCGCTGGTGCCCGATCGCGCAGCTCGTCGATCGTGGTCCGGCTGACCGTGTATGAGCCGTCATCGTTCAAATCGATGATGTCGCGCTCTTCCTCGGAAGTACGGCCCATGCCCATGACGATGTCCGGTGCGTGGATGTTTCCGAAGAAGCTGCCGGCGCGGTACTGGAACATCAGCGCGCGCAGTTCGGTCTGCCATTTGGAGCCGGCCTTGCCGTACCAGCCTTCTTCGACGGCCATCTTCATCGTGACCGGCGCGGACTCGATGACCGGCATGCCCAGCGACTTGTACAGATCGAGCAGACGATTCGGGTACTTGCGCAGCAGGTCGGGGGTCAGCTGCGGCTCTTGCACACCCTTGGGTAGGGCCCAGGCGATGCATTCGATGTCGTCGACTTCGACCGTGCGTTCGGCGAAGATTGGCTTCCGAGCTTCCTTGTCCCAGCCTGTCTTTTCCTTGTACTTGGCCTCGATGCGTCCGCGGTTGACCGATTGGAAGCGCAGGGGAGTGAATCGCCCCGAGGCGTTGATGGCAGCGATCACGAATTTGCCTGACCAGCGCAGCTTGCCTTCGATCATGTCCGCGTTCTGCATTACCGCGGTGATCGACATGCGCACGGCGCGCGCGACCTCGATGGCCACCAGGCAATTGCCGATGGCGTTCGGGTTCTCGATCCAGTTTTCCTCGTTGCCTGCCTTCTTCAGGTTGTAGGAGCGGAACTGGGCCGGTACGGCGTCGCTGCTGGCGTACGCCTTCGCGATGCGGTTGGCGAGCGTGAAGCCGCGTTCGGTGAACATGTCGACAGCCTGGTCGGGCATCATCGACACGGCGGCGCCGGCGGTCTTGATGGTCTGCAGTTGTTGAGCGGGTGCGTTCATGGTGGGCTCTCAGTCGTGGAATTGGCAGCTGCCGTAGCGCGGGCAGTACTTGTCCGAGCAAAGGAGGGATTTGGGGTTGGGGTAGAAGCGGCCGGACTTGAACATGTCAGCCGCGAATTCGATAAGGCCTGGCGCCGTCTCGGTCCCGAGCATCACGCGCTTGGCGTTCTTAACCGGCGCGGTGGCGATTTCGAGCGTGCCCTTGGTCTTCAGGCCGATGATCTCGGCGCTGTCCTCGACCGGCTGACCCGTCGAGTGCTCGTACAGCAGCTCGTACGTGCCGATCTGCGGGCCGTGGCCTTTGGTGACGGCCACGCCTTTCTGTACTGCGGCGGAACCGCTCTTGAGGTCGGCGATGCCGACGCCGATAGCCGTGCGGCGAATCCGGGCGCGGTCCATCGTGCCGGTCAGGCGCACCACCGTGCCACCGCCGCAGTCGATGTCGAGGGGCATTGTCTCCATCTCGACGGCGACGAAGTCGTATCGCGGCGACACTTCCAGGCAGTACTGAGTCAGCAGCGACAGGCCGATGCGCTCGGCATCCTTGACGGTGAGGTCGTCGCTCGCGGGGTTGTACTCGTTCTCCGGGTCGTGGAGCTTGTCGACGAACACGCCAGCGGCGTCGTCGGCGCTCACGCCGGAGTTGTCGAGGCGACTCTGGTCAAATGCCGCTGTTCCGGCGTGAATGGCAGTGCCGAGTGCGGCGCGCAGGCCGACAACATTGCGCATGCCCAGCAGGTGAATGCCTTCCCAACGGTATGCGCAGTCAAAGAGGGCGCCCCAGCTGGACGCACGAACGGTGATGGTGCTCACTTCAAAGACTCCAGGATGATGTCCAGCGCCACGCAGATGGCGTCGGCGGGATTTGCGGCGATCACGGTCAGGGACAGGCCCGCGCCGTGGACGAGGTACGACTTGCCCGGCACTATCGGTGCGGCGCTCATGTGGAACTCCGGGATGCGGTGGGCTGCTGGCTCGGCTCGGCGCTGGCCAGGTGGTAGGCGTAGAAGACGGCGGCCATGGCCAGGGTGGTGCCGACCCAGAGGGCCAGCAGCTCGGCGACAGCGCGTCGGGTGGAAGGGCGGCGCTTCATTGCCACACCCGGCTGATGAGGGTGGCGGCCAGCACCACCAGTGGCGGCGCGACGCAGATCAGCAGCGCGGTCAGGAAGAAGTCGCGGTTCATGGCGCGCCCTCAGTCCAGACCGAAGCAGCGGACCATCACCACGTACTCGTCGCCTTCCCAGTAGCGGTAGGCGATGGCCGGCGTGCGGTACGGATCGATGGAGTTCTTCTTGTCGAGCGCGGCCTCGTAGACCGAATCCTCGTTGGCCCCGCGGAACTCGAAGTGGTCGCGGTTGTGGATCCGGGTCATCGTCTCGCGCACGAGGGTGCGGACCGAGACCACCTGGCCGCCGGCCGCGCGTTGGTGCGCTTCATGGGCGTGCCGGTATGCAGCGGCGGTCGGAAGGGCGTTGGGCATCGTCTGTCTCCAGCGAACCGCTGTGAACTTCAGCGGCGTGGAAACATGTTACTTAATAGGTAACAGCAACGCAAACCAAAACGGTAATATCACTGATTGATTATTTTTACCGTACTGGTAACAGTAATAGGCAAAATAAAAGCCCGCAATGCGGGCTCCGGAGCGTCTGGGATCGCCCCGCTACATTCCGAACTTCTTGAGGAGAGCAGGAAGAAGCTGCGCAAGCAGGACAGCAGAGACGACCCACATGATGATGCTGTTCTTCGCCTCAGCGATATCCGCCTTAGTTGCATAGTTGGACTTGATCACCGCCAAATCGGTCTTGACGGTGGACAGAGCATCCTCGAGGGCTTTTACACGTGCTTCCATGGCTCCATCATCCGGTGGGCCGCCACCATTGTCAACGCCGCGACCCTTAAGATACTGGTCGTCAACCAGTTGCATCTTAGCTTCCAAGTTGCTTTTCCTCCCACGCCCTCATCAGGTGCGCCACGTGCGGTCGAACGAAGCCGCAGTTCATGCAGTAGATAACGACAATCTCGATGCCTTTAAAGGCGCCCACATCTACTGCTGGCGCAATCTTGTAGTTGAAGCCAGCAAGCGGCTCGTGGAGCCGATGCCATTGCGTGCTTCCACAACAGGGGCAAGTCGGACGGACACCCTTGGCTTCCAAGAACCTAGTCAGTAATTCATCCGTTATTTGGCTTTTGGGTTCCATTCCTGTAGAGGCTCCGGAAAATGGAGATGTTTGTGATTTGATTAATCTGGATGCCAGGCAGAGCGCTTCACGATCCCGGCCACGAAATGCAGTCGCTCGACTTGATCCTGGGAAATTCTGACCATCCCATGACGCTCGTTAACTGACGACAGATGTACGATTCCATCGCGGATGTAGGCCAGTTCCTTGACCATCACGCGGCCGTCCTGAGACTTGACCAAGACCTCGTCACCATTCTGGATCTGGGTGTTGGGCTCAACGACTACGAACTCGTTGTGCTTCACACGCGGCCGCATCGACTCGCCGTTGCAACGAAGCGCGTAGGCGTCGGGATCCTTGGTGGGAAAGAAAACATAGCCGTCACCATGACCCACAGGGTACTCAACGTCTACGAAGTGTCCGTTGTCGCCCAACTGCGCCATACCTCTCACGGGAATCTTGCGGAATGAGTTCTGGGGAATGGGGAAGACGTCGAACGCCAGGCTGGGCTCATCGAGCTCGGCCTCGAACGAGCCTGCCAGCTTAGGCTCGCCTTGCCCATTGATCAGCCACTTTGGGCTGTATCCATACGCTTCCTGCAGCTTCACCGCGTGGTGAAGCCCGATCTTTGGCGCGTCTGGCTCGAGCCACGCCCGAACCACCGGCGGCTCTACCGCCAGCAGCTGCGCCAGCTCACGCACGTCCAGATGCTGCTCCGCCATCACCAAAGCAATCCGGTCGGCCGGCCGCGCGCCGGCCTCAGCCCCTTGAGGCACGGCAGGAATGGCATCAGCGATATGGCTTGCCGCTAAACGGACTTCATCGGCCAGGCGTGCGCTGAACGAATCCACCGGGACGCCGAGCCCCTTGGCAAAGGCGCTGGCTGCCTTGATGTTCAGCGCACGGCGCGCGTTCAGGTATTGCCAGACCATCCCTTGAGTGCCGACTTCAAATCGGCGGCCGAATTCTTCCAAGGAGAACTGGGCTTTCGAATCGAAAAGCTCTTTCAGCCGCGCTGCGTCATCGATCTGCCACTTTTCCAATGTGCCGAGCGCGGCCGCGGCGCTGGCCGGGATTGTCGGGGAGGTAGCAGATTGGCGGGGCGACGGGGTCTCCGCGTCCATCCAGTAGGTTGGATATCCGAAGGTGGCTTCAATCTTCCGTGCGGTCTTGTCGCCGATGTCCTTGCCGCCGCTCAAATAGCGGTTCACCAGGGAGGCCGTCGAATAGCCGAGCGCTTCCGCAGCGCGAGACTGGTTGCCGTCGCACTTTTCTTGGATCGCAATTGCCAGCTTTTCGCGGCGGATTTCCTTGACTGACTTCATGCGCGTGATTGAACCTTGATTGACCAGAAAGGTAAATAAGCCGTTTCGGTAACAGCCCATCTTGAGCTATGACCAAAAAGGTCATAGAATCTGCGTATGAACTCGACTCCTTGCGCCCAAGACTTCAAGTCGTTCTACCGATCTCTTCCGGTCGAGCGACGTGAAGCGTTCGCTGTCGCGGCGAACACGACCACTGTCTACATCGAGACGCATCTCGTTTATGCACGGAAGATTCCACGTCGGGCGAGCATGGACGCCCTGTGGAAGGCCTGCGTCTATTTCGGCGCGACGTTCACGCGCGAGGATCTGCTGGCGTTTTTCTTTGCTGGGCAGAGGGCCGACAAGGCCAAAGCTGAGTAATCGCTGCGCGGCGCGTCCGCGCTTTGTTGAAGGGGCCCATGGCGGTCCGACCGGGGGTATGACCATGCTGCGTCGTGCGCAGTCGCCTTTTGTTGTTCCGCGCCGGGCCCTTGTCCCGCGTGGACCTCGACGCCGTGCCGCTTGGCACCAGGTGGAAGCACCCGTTTCCCATTTCATTCTGGCCGGTCGCCGTGGCGCCCGGCTTTGTTGTTTCGTTGGGGTCAATCCTATGGAATCGATCGAGCACCTGGGAGCATCGCATGCCTAGCTTGGAATCGATGGTTTTGAATCGCGTTGCTCCGCTCACCCAGAAGAAGGTGGCCGAGCGCATCGGCGTTGATGCGACGAATTTCTCGCGCTTCCTGAACAACAGTGGGCACCGGCTGAGCTTCGCCGAGTTCTGCACGCTGTTCGAAGTACTCGAGCTGGACGTCGTGGCACCCGGCGACGACAGCATGGTTTGCCTGCCGCGCGACGAGTACCAGGCGCTGCGCACGCTGGCCCGGAAGGGATTGGAGGTGGCGTGATGGACGAAGTCATTACCCTGGGCAGCGCGGCGCTGATGTTCCTGGCAGTGGTGGGACCGATGGTGTGGGGGCTGCTGGTATGAAAAGGGACCGCCCGTGGATGCCGTTCTACACGGCCGACTGGACCACGAATTTGAAGCTCAAACGCTGCACCCACGAAGAAAAGGGCGTCTGGATCGACATCCTTTGCCTCATGCATGAGAGCGAGGAATACGGCGTTCTGCGCTGGCCTTTGGCCGAGTTGGCGAGCGCCGTGCGTACGACCGTAAAAGTCTTGAAATCCCTGGTGGAAAAGGGTGTGCTGAAGGGCACCGATTCCGGCTGTTTGTGCGAGGCGCAGACCTTCACGCCGACCCACGGGCGCAAGCGCGGCCCGACCGTGACCATCCTTGAAAGCCAAGCTGGGCCTATCTGGTTCAGCTCGCGCATGGTCGAAGACGAGTACAAGCGGCTGGTAAAGCAAGGCATCGTACCCGTGCAAGAAGCTGCACCTAAGTCACCACCAAAGGCAGCACCAAAGCCCCCCATTGGTGAATGCTTTGGTGTTTCACCAGACACTACACCTTACCCATCACCACCCACGCGGGCGCGCGAGACAGAGGACAGAGGACAGAATAAAAACAAAAGCGTTAACGGCGGCGTAGGTACTTCACACGGTGTGGGGGCTGTGGATAACTCCGCGCCGCCGCCGCTTTCCGCTGACGCGATCGGCGAACAGCTGGTGCAGCTCGAAGCCGAGCGGGGCAAGGTGCTCACCCTGTCCTCGCGTGCGCGCGAGGCGTTGCTCCGGATTGCAGACCGTTGCATCGACGTGCCGGTGTTGCTCCGCGCTCATGCCCTCGCGTGCGCGCGAAGGGACGCCGATGGGGACACGTCGCCGGTGAACCCTGGCTTCCTCGGGATGTTCATCGACGAGGCCATGGCGGGACAGGGCGGCGGCACGCCGACGGGCACGGACTGGGATGAAACGCCCGAAGGTGTCCAGGCGAAGGCCGACCAGCTGGGCGTCGAGCGCAACCCCGACGAGCACGCGATCGTGTTCCGGCTGCGCGTCATCGCCGCGTCCGGCGACCAGCGGCTCATGGAACGCGAGGTCAGCAAGGCCGAGCGGATGAACCCGGGCGAGCACGAGCGGGTGTACCGGATCATGTACGGCGTAGCGCCAGGGCAGGTGATGGCATGACGGTTCAATCCCTCTTCGACGAATCGCGGCCGTTGCGCCGTGTGGTGTTCGCCATCCCGGGCCAGCCCGTGGCCAAGGGCCGCCCCAAGTTCGCGCGGCAAGGCGCTTTCGTGCGGACCTACACGCCCGAGAAGACGGCGACCTACGAGAACCTGGTGAAGCTGGCCGCTACGCAGGCAATGGCGGGCCTGCCGCCCATCGAGGGGCCTGTCGAGCTGTGGCTGGACATCAACCTGCAGATTCCGGCCAGCTGGTCCAAGAAGCGCCAGCGCGACGCCGCGGCGGGGCTCGTGGCCGCCACCAAGAAGCCCGATGCCGACAACGTGCTCAAGGCCGTGAAGGACGGCATGAACGGTATCGTCTGGCTCGACGACGCACAGGCAGTGGAATACCGAATCAGCAAGCGCTACAGCACGTCGCCGTGCGTGCAGGTCAGCGTGGAACAGTTGCCGCTACAGGCGGCGTGAGGAATGAATGTGACCGGGGAAACGATGATGGAAGAACGCCTTTTCGACAGCTCGCACGCGGCGCTGGTGTTCGCGTTCAACTACTCGGGCCAGC